GTCAGTTAATGGACGTTTAAACGCTATAGGTCAGTTAATGGACGTTTAAACGCTCAAAATTTTTTTTACCCATTTACCAGTGGAAGGGGTTTTTTTACTTTGCGTACTTTTTACACTAAGTCTGATCCATTTTTTACTTTGCGTACTTTTTACACTAAGTCATTTGACTGTCAACTGGTTTTTTATAATTTTTTCAGCATGGCAAAAAAACCCCGTAAAAAACCCCAAAAAACTCCCGTAAAAAACCCCAAAAAACTCCCGTAAAAAAACCCCAAAAAAAAACCTTAAAATATTGTTTATGTTAATTTATGGGTTATATTTGTATAAATTATAAACACTTACAACATGAAAAAAGCATTTTTTACAATTGGTGATATTGATGAAAAGTTCGAAGGTATTACTTCCGGTCAGCGTTGGAATGGGTGGGAGTGTCCGTATTTTGACATTGAAACAGCGCAAAAAATCCTCAGCACTTTGCAGGATGTTGAGGAAGCTAAAAAATGGGGATTTAGTTATTATATTTTTACTCCTGACAATTTATGTATACAAGAATTTCACGAAGATGGGATAGAAACGTATACAGCTGTAAATTTTGAGGGTAAAAATTACTTTCCTATCGGATATTGTAATTGGGTATGGGAGTTGGCAAGGGAAGAAGAAGAAGAAGAAGAAGGTTAACTGACGAGGCTTAAATTAGCCGAAACGGGGCAAAAAACCCCGTATTAACCAAAAAACTTTTATTTTATGACTAAGAAAGACAAAAACTTGCTTTTAATTGTGCTGCTTATTGCAGCCTTTGCGCTGACCATTTCCGGCAATTCATCACCTGAGTGGTGGTAAGGTTAACTGATGAGGCTTGAATAGCCGAAACGGGGCAAAAAACCCCGTATTAACCAATAAAAAATTAAATTATGATTACTCAGGAAATGTTTTTGAATGCTGAATTAAGCCAAATATCACAAGTTTACTACGGCAAAGATAGATGTTGCCGCTGTGGCTGTAAAGGTGTTTATACAAGCACAAGTTTTAATAATTGCCCTTCAAGCTTTGCAGTTATAAATGATTCCCTTGTATTAAAACGATTAAAAAAGGCTAAAAATATCGTTTTAAAAGGCGGTGATGTTGATTACGGCACAAGTTATGTAAACATAGTTACAGGTAAAGATTTGGCACTATGCTTTTATTTTGTTGATGTAAAAGGTTAGCTGATGAGGCTTAAATAGCCGAAACGGGGGTCAAAAAACCCCGTCTTAACCAAAAAAATATTATTATGAAATTGTATTGCTTAAAAGATGTAGAAGAAGCCGTAATTGTAAAAGGTGCAAAATTGCATAAGTTTTACGGGGCTATGAATGCTCATTGGGAACTTGAATACCCTGATGGATCTAAATATTCAAAAATTAGGAAGGGAACTGGTCAAAAGTTTTTTTCTAAGTATAGACAAAAGCTAATTATATGCAATTCAGGAGTTTCTATATCTCTATTCACTACTAAATCATTCAGGTTAACTGACGAGGCTTAATTAGCCGAAAGCAGGACAAAAATCCTGCTATTAACCAAAAAACTATTATTATATGTTTAAGTCTTATCAAATCACTATTGGCAACCATTCACGTATGATTATGGGTTTAGATTTAAAAGATGCTATTAAGACAGCTTCATGGATCAAAAAATGGAATAACTACAAGGGTAAAACAACTGTAAAGTACTTAACTCCAAATCAAGTTTTTGATATATTAAAAAGCCTTTAGTCAGCAAAAAACTCCTATAATAACTCTACCATCCTGGTAGGGTTATTATATTATAGATTTTATCTATACTATATATCAATTATAATTATATGGCCAACAAAAGCAATAAGATAGCAAAAAACTCCTTCCTGGTCAACAGATACCTGACTGTCCAAATGTTGGAGTCGAGGATGAGCCACCAAGCAATCTTGCAGGTCTGCCGGATCAGGTTCGCTCAAGACCCAAATCCATTCCACCTGGTCAGACAAAAACTCAGGCAAAAAACCTGCTAAAAATCAACGGCAAAAATCTTCCCAATCTTCCCAATTTTCCCAAAAGCAAATGGGGGCAAAAAACCCCCAAAAACCTGCAAAAAACCTCCGGTACACGATAACGCCATTTTACCCGTTTCTCTTACCTCCCCCCCCTACACTTTTTGTTATTATTTTCACGAAAAATAAAAAAAGGGGAAAAAATCGCGTCCATCACGTACCGGCATTGATTATCAACGTTTTAATCACGTACCAATCACGTACCAATCACGTACCAAGGCTCAAAATGGCGTACCCAAACACCTAAAAATCTATGTCCACTTTTTGGTTAGTGCCAAAACTGACAACTTTCTTGTTCCCAAACTGCTTGGATCGTGTACCTGAGTACGTGATTCCTAAAATAGTACACGATTCTTCCAAGGCTTTTGAGAACCTTTTTATAGAGTAATCTTTCTTGTCAAAATTGCTCTGAGACAAAAAATCGTTGTATAGTTGTTCAAGTTTTACCGGATAGTCTTTATGCTCCTCAGATGCCGTGAAAATGAAGTCCAAAAATTCTTCTCCATATTGAACACGAATCTGTTTGCGACCGAGTTTTTCACTATTTTCTACCGACTTAACTCCAAACTCCAAATAGGTTTGTACGCAAGTAAACATGAGGTTAAAAAAGCGATTCCACTCGTCCAAATCCCAATCATCGAATAGCTTATGACCAAACTCGTCTTCTGGGGAGTGCTGAGGTGAAAAATATGGGGAGAATTCAAAAACTTTTTGTCTCCTCTTTGCGTGGTTGCCGGAATTCGGGATGGTGTAGTTGGTGGTGAAGATGACTTTTGGGGAGTCTTTGAATGGGATGAAAAGTTCGTCTTTGTTCTTCTTCTCAACCGTGATTCCTTCCGTTATAATGCTATAAAAACCTTCAAAGTCAACGTTCCGTCTCGTATCCTCAATCGCAAGGATTTTGGTGTCCAAATCGACTCTTTGGAAGGCGAAATTCTTGTCAACCTTGAAGTTCTTACCATCAACCCGAACAAGGTTGTTCAAAAAACCCAATGCCTTCACGAAGATTCCTTTACCAGTTCCTCCACCGGAGGCTTCGTTCTCCGTCTCTTCTGCGAGAATAACGGAGAATGGTCTTGATGGGTCTTTGTATTTGTGCAGTAGGTATCCAACCAATGTCAAGCCGTAAATCGTACGATCCATGTTCTTATCACTCACAAGGTGGATGAAACGATAGTATTCAATCATTTCAGCCTCTAATTTATCTTGGTCGATATAAATGTGGTGGTCGATGACTTGAGTCTTCCAAACGTACTTATTGAGGTCGCCATATGTTCTAAGGCGAATATAGTCCTTTTTAACCTCTACAACGCCATTTTTGAATGGGAAGTAAGCGAGGTCGCTTTTGTCTTCCAAGAAGTCGATATTTGCCCTATCGAAGAACTCAAAGAAGGCATCTGAGAATAGGGTGGTTGCACCTTTGTAAATTAATTCAAGAAGGTCTTGAGGTGTCACGCCACCATCAAATGAGTCAGGTAGCTTATCAACGTACTCTTTTATGAAGCGTTTTATCTGCTCCGTTGAACTCTCCTCTACGAATCCATCTTGAATCCTAACGAGTCTATAAATGGTGGAATTCGGATCATAAAAATATAGCCTAAAGCCTCCGATTTGGGTAAGGAAGACCTGCAACTTATAACGATTGATAGTAGGTAGACCTTTCTTATCAATGTCCCAAAATGTACAGATTTCCTTACCCCATCTTTGCTCCAGTTCTCCTACGACCTCAGTAGCATCGGATATGCTCTTTTTTTGTGTCTGCACAAGGTATTGGACTAAGTCCTCGCTTGATGCTCCATTTTGCTTCTTGGAGAAGAGTTGGCGTTCCAATTTCTCTCCGAAGGAAGTTTTTTTTTCCCCATAACCAATGTCAAGCAATGCCCTTGCCGCTGCTTTGAAGTCCCCATTATGCTCAAGGATAGCATACACGGCAGCAGGTTTGTATCCTTTCTGTACCATGAATGGAGTGTTGACTGAGAACACGCTAAAAAGCCTCATGGACTTATTGAATGATCCACTATGGTCAGCCTTGCTTCCAGGTCTAAGGTAATAAGTTCGTTCACTATTCTCCTTAACTATAGTCCAACCTTGGCGCAGGAGGATGTCGCTTATGTCGCCACGATTATTGAAGTCATCAAATGGTGATACCCCGTAATCTTTTGACGTTGGGCGTTGGAACGCTTCCACAACTTGCTCCTCAACTATCTCATTAAATGAGCGCATAATCTCAAATAAGGTCTCACGCTCGTCTATTGTGATGATGTTGATACCTTTTTGAATGACTTTGTAGCCATCACTTGGAGGTGCGACAACATAACCACCCTCACCACGGGTCTCAATGATGCAATATGATTTAATGTGTGGCGTAGCTTGAGCCTCCTCCTTTGTTGGAGGTCGTTGAGCGAGTTTAAGGTTTTGCTCAATCACTTCGCACTTGTAGTAAAGGTGTTTGCCATTACTCTTTGTGGAAACGATATGGAGTTTGTCGTACAGTTCTTGAGGGATTTTATTTTTGATAGCATCCCAAAGGTCAAATGTCTCGTATTTGGTGTCTATGTCAATTACTTCCAAGCCACCGGATATAGATCCACAAATGATGGCAATGCCTTTGGCTCGTTCGTCTTTCATTTGAAGAGACAATTCCTCTTTTGTAATCTTCTCGCTCTGGTATTTCTTCCAAGGGAAGATGGCTTGTTTTTTGTCGTTAACTGCGATGGCATTAACGCCATAGTCTAAGTACTTTAAATGCATGGTGTAGTTTTTTAATATTCTTGAGCCATTTTATCGGTAATCATTTTGATGTTGATGTTTATGCCTTTGTACCAAACCACCACTAAAGGTCGACCATACTTATCAAGTGATTTTGAGTCGATTGTACATTCCACATTAAGTGGTGATGGGAGTCCAAGGAGCATTTGCAGGTGCGCTTTTGAATACTGACCCTGCTCGTATGTTTCTCCTTTAATCTCTGGAGCGTTTATCCCTGCCAACCGGCAATTAGTCTGCAATGACATATTGAATCCAAGGTCTATTGTTATGTTCAAAGTATCACCATCTATAACCCTATTTATCTTTGCTTTGTAGTTATACATAATCAAATTGTTTTATAGCAATAAACGTCAATGTCTTCAATGCAGTCAACATACCTTGCATGGATGCCAACTTTATTAAGCGTTTCAATCCTTTGCACTTGTAGAGGCTTAGGAGTCTCACCTTCGGCTTTTACCTCAAGCATGATGGTGTTACCCTTACGAAAGCAAAGAAGGTCAGGAACGCCATTCCAATTCGTTTGGATCAGCTTTATTACAAGCCACCCATGTTGCTCAAGCTTCTTTTTGATTTTTGTCTGAAGTTGCGATTCTTTCATATTCTGCTATGGTTTTAAAAAATTGTAGTACTAATTGTGGGACTACCGCATTTCCGGCAGCCTTTATGCTTTCGTTTCTCCATTTTGGAAAGGTAATAGAGTCCAATCCGTAGGAAACCCCATCATTTCTAACACAAATTGGGGTGACAGTTGGGAAGGTTGACCAATCTCCTGGGCGACCAAATGGTTCAGTTCTGACCTTCTCGTTGGCTCGTCTTCCGGTCTCTCTTTGTCCGTTCCCTGATTCCAACATCTCGCAGTTGGAGTTGGAAGTAATCCCATCCCTGCCAGTCTGCCCAAGTTCAGACTGTGCGAGTCCCCCGATGCCGTCACTCTCCTTCCATTCTCGTTCACTTCGCATTCCGAATTCGGTTCTTGTGTCGTTGGAGTTGGAAGTAATCCCATCACCGCAAAGTGTTCCAAGTACATTGCTCTCCTCGTTCCTCCGTATTGCTGCTGCCTCTTCTCCGTCTGTTCTATTGTCCGGTCTCTTGGAGTTGAGTTCGGGGTTGGAAGGAGTCCAAGCCTCGCTTGTTGGCGAAGATTGCAATGTAGGTTCACACCTTTCTCCGCATACTTCTGCTTGTCCTTCTCCCATAGTTCCGGATGCCTTGCTGAGTTCCAATCGAAGCTTTCCGGAGTGGGCAATAAAGAAGATTCGTTGTCTAACGTGGGGAGCGTTGACGGATACAGCTGGACATAGTATCGGGAAAACTTCGTACCCCTGAGCCTCCAAGTCAGCTTGGATCTCATTGAATACCATCCCGTTTGACCAATTAACAAGTCCATAAACGTTCTCGCCCACAATCCAACTTGGGGCAATTTCTTTAATTGCTCTGAGCATCTGAGGCCAGAGATGTCTCGTATCTTCCGTACCTCTTCTGCTTCCTGCTGAAGAAAATGGCTGACATGGGAATCCACCGGAGAGGACATCGATGTGTCCTCTGTGAATAGTGAAATCTGTTTTGGTGATGTCTTCATAACTAATTGAATTAGGGAAATGGTAATGTAATACTTTTCTGCCGAACTCGTTTATCTCGCAATGGAAGACATTCTCCCATCCCATCCACTCAGCAGCTAAGTCGAAGCCTCCAATTCCGGAGAATAATGATCCGTGCCTCATCTTATAAGTATTGTTTTCTCAAATAAGTTAACTTCAATCTCGTCAATCTCCTTCTCGTAACCAGAACTACTATGCAGGTCGAACTGAGCAAATTGGATATCCCAACCATTTTCAATGGTGGCATCAATTATACATTGTCCGGTTATCTCGCCTTTGTAAATAGCGACATCAAACTTCTTCTGAAGGTTAAGTACATCATACTCACCAAGGTACTCTTCCTGCACCCACCATGAGAAATCAAACCTAACACGATTTGGTGTGAATGTAATATCATTCAGCCTATTTGCAAGTGCGAATACTTCCATATGCCAGTCAAGCATCTTAGTTTTAGATACTTTATAGTCTGGACCGCTATCCCAATCAATGCCAAGATAGTCTGCTAAACCACTAATGTGTACATCGAAAACTGGTGTGTGAAATTCTGCTTTCATATATGCGTTGTTATTTTATATAGCAATATTACAATCCTTAATTCAAACAACCAAATAATCTTTTTTAAAATGTTCTAATGTGTAATCTTTCTTGTTCATTACGGCTTTGTATATCTTCTCTTCAATGCCTCCTTTTGCAAATATCCAATAAATATGGGCATCTTTTTCCCTATCCTTTGTTTGAATCCTCGCCCTTGATTGCCAATAGGAAACGGCACTAAAGTCTATGTTCATAAATACCAAAGCATCGGCAGTAGATAGGTTGATACCCTCACGACCGGAAACGATTTGAGATGCAAAAACACAAGCACCATCATGCTTATTAAATTCCATAGGGTCCGTAAACACCTCACCGAATATCCATTTTAGTATGTACAGTTCTGCGGTGAATTTATAAAAAATAGCAATCTTCTTGCCTTGGAATTTGTCTCTAATAAACTCTGCTTTTTTATAATCAAACGCCCTTGCCTCTCGTTTTGGTTCATCAACGATTACTGATCCGGAGTAAATCTGATGGAGTTTGCTCATCAACTTAACCGCAGTATCACCAAGAACCACATCACCATCCTTATTCTTAACGAGTTTATCAATCCTTAGTCTATCTGCAACCTTGTATGTCGATGTTTCCATTTCAACGTAAAGGATATGCTCCTGGACTAATTGCTCAAACCCTGCATCCTCCTGCGTAAAGCTTATCATCAAATGCCTTATATTATTCATTACCAATTCTTTTCTTGCGCATGAGTAGTCATTAATTGCCCTATTAAATACATACTTCTTTTGTAGGACAACAAAATATCTTGCCCATTCGTAGAAGTTTTTATAGATTAGAAAAGGGGAGAATGAAGATACATAGAGTTGGTGATAGATTTGAGAATACGACTCCGGTGTTGGTGTACCGGATAAAAATATTATAGGTAATCCTACGCAAATCCTTTTCAACTCTTTTGCCCTTAGTGATGGTGTAGGTATCGCACCAAGGCTATGAGCCTCATCAATTATAACGAGGTCGTATATTGGTTGCACCTTTGTGAGTTGTTCGTAGTTGGTAACGTGTATCTCAAAAACTGGTGCGAAGTCTTCATGTTGCTTTAGGATATCGGGTATGGCTTTCTTCTTGGTTACGAATAGAACTTTTTTTGCGCCATATAGATTCGCAATAGCCAAAGAGGTGAGGGTCTTTCCAGTCCTCACCTCCATTGCTAAGTAAACCATTTTATAATTGCGTAATATAGACAAGCCTCTATTGGCTATGTCTTCTTGGTAGTCTCTTAGTTCAATCATTATCAATTAAGTTTATTACTATAAAGGTTAATATTAGCATTATAATTATAATTACCAATGAGCATAAAACCATCATAGCTTTCTCCATTTCATCTGTCCATATCAAGTACAAGATAAAGCATGATGCTAAAAGAATAATCGTACTAAAAATGTTGCTTTTTTTTACTTTCATAATCTATATTATTTAATCTATTTCTATTGGATAATAAAATTTGGCGTAGTTTATCTCTACGACCTTTTTGTTTTTCTTAGCGGCTTCGGCTTGGCATATCTTACACCTCACCACATAACCATCATGCCCACTTTTGCTTCTTGAGAAGAACTTATATTCTTTCTCCTCATTACAAGTGTTACAAGCCTTTGTGCCTTCCTTGTGAGGTGGCTTTGGTGGTCTATTCCCTCTTTGATACGATGCTGCGCATTGACGACATTGAGAGTTATAACCACCTTTGTAATATGTTTTAATACAATAGTCGCTTAATGGTTTTACCTTTTGACACTTCGTACACTTTTTGCTTTCCATATACTTCTTTTTAACTCCTCTTTTTTGCCTTTCTGCACCTCTTGCAAGTTCTCTTCTACGTGCGTTATAGCATTCTTTGCAATTATTGTTGTTTTTTACAAGTGGCTTTAGTTCTTTGCAGGTGTTACAAGTCTTTGCCTCCATACGTTTGATTGTAGTATTGTTCTGCATCTATAATATCATTTCCAACATCTTTATACATATAACCATTGTTTTGACCATGTTTATAGGTATTTACTATCTGCTCCTTTTCCAGTGCTTTGGCTTGGTCTTGAATATGTGGAGGTATCCATACGCCCATGTTTTTGTGTATTTTCTCTATTAACCATTCTACTGCTGTTTGTTGTGCCATAGTTATTTGTTATATGTTTCGTTGTAATATTCTTTAGCCAAATCAGGAAATCCAATATAACTTCTATCATTTTGTGCTAATAAATCATTGCCAAAGTTTATTATCTGCTCCTTCTCCACCTCAATCAATTCCTTGCATTTTACAATTAATTCCAATGGGATAGTGTACTCATGCTGCATAAGTTCATCATACATTTGTTGCATTGCCGTCTGTTGCATAGTTATTTGTTTTGATTGAATATTTTATTTCTCATCCATCTTGCGCCTTCTCTATACCCTACTTCAATTTCTAAACTAATTCCTTCCATATTTTCAATCTTAGTTTCTATCTCCTCATCACTTGGTAGTTGTATTGGGCTTAGTGAATTAATATAGGATTCTGTATCATGCCAATTTTCATTATTCCCTCCATGTCTACCATTTTGGTGTGCTTTTCTTAGTTGTTCTTCTGTGTATAGTTTCATAGTTTTAAAGTTGATTATGTTCTTTTAAAGCTGCCTCTAATAATAACTGCACTTTACCTCCAATCTCGTCAACAAAAAATGCTCCAGTCGTGTATGACTTCCCTTTGTAAACGAGAGTTACTAATGTGACTCCGGTATCAAGGTGTTTGATTTTTATATTAATCATGTGTTTTGATTTTAGCATCCCCAGTACCCTTGCATGATCCGCAACCATTGCCACTACAATGTTCGCACATTGGTGTGTCATGCTCGTACTCGTAATCCCATTCCTCAACATTAACATTGTCCTGAAGTACGTCAAGAATCAATTCTAATGCCTCTTTTGATTTCCTATCTATTTGGCGTTCCTTACCGAATAGACTAACATAGTAAATAGCATCTGATAGTGTCATTTCAACAAGTGTTTAAAATTTTTATACGCTTCTACTTGGTCATTTAATACATTTAATCTTTTCCTCATCAAATAGTAAAACTCTTGGTTTACCCCTAATGCCTTCACAAATGGTAAAAAGTACATTTCTTTAGAAATAGGGTCAAACTCGCATGACTCGTAATACTTAATAGCATCTCCTGCTATTTCTTTATGTAAAGCCTCTAATTGGTCTATCCTTTCAAATAAGTTCATAAATTAAGTTTTAAGCAATGAGGGCAAATGCTACGTTTGCTCCCAAAGGATGTGATGGTGTAATACTTTCTACAAGTCTTGCATTTGACCCATAGTGTTTTAAGGATTTTCATAAACCAATGTTTTGCAGGTGCATTTTGATTTCATTATCGAACTTCATTTCGTTTTGACCAGACACCATGTTTATCCCATGCATCACGGTCGTGTGATGACTAACTCCAGGACTAAAATATTCTGCTATGTCATTCAACTTCATGTAAGTCATCTTGTACAAATAATAAAAGCATATCTGCCTTGCAATAACAACTTTCCTATCCCTTCTTCTAACTCTAAGGCTATCAACCTTTATATCAAAATACGTGCAAACTTGCCTTATGATAAACTCCTTATCCCTATAAATGGGATTAAACTTTGGTCTTACTTTTAGTCCAGGCATAACAAAATAGTTCATAGTTTTTCTACCTTAATAGTCTCGTTATTTAAAATCATATCTACAACATCCTCAAGATTGCTTCGTTGCTCTGGGTTTAATAAAGCCATTTTCTCAACAAGGGATTGGAAGCTAAATGGATCAGACTCTATCTCTAACTTGATGCCCTTACGAACCTCTTCCCTAAAATGTGGGTAGGTGATGACATCCTTAAAAATCCAATCAATCCTTCTAACATATTCTATGAACTTTAACCTACCCCTTGAGTCCGGATGTTGGCGAATAAAGTCTTCGCAATACTCCTTACATAACTTTAGGTGATGAATCATTGATATTGCGCTTGAGCCTCTCATTTTCTTCTTTTAATTTTTCACAATAAAGTATCGCATCCATCATCTCTTCTTGCAGATGCGTTATCCAATCTAACAATTCTAAGTCTTGTCTGTCAAGTGTAGTGCCATATTTCTTCTGCCCTACATCTGACCTTTCTTTAAACTTTTGAATGATTCTAAACACGATTGAATCCCTATTTTCTATGGTTACAAAATCTTGCATAATGATAGTATTACAATCCAAATTGATATGCTAATCGAGAAAAGAAAAAGCCATATAATGGCTCTTTCTAAGTTTCTATGGTTTTTCATTTCTGATGCTTTAATTGGTAAGAAACGAACCTTGGCTTAACATCTTCATTGATAGCATTCCAAAGCTTCTTGGTGGCGAGGAACATATCGTAGTCCTTCCATACTTCGTCAATTGGCTTAGTCACTAATTGCCATCCAATGCCTTGTATTGCCCCATTCTTGCCCGTAGTGCGAGTCTTTGCGTTAAGCCATAAGATAGCCACTTGGTCAATGCCGTGCTTAGTCTGCTCATGCAGGAGTTGGAAGTATGCAGCAAGTTGCAGCCAGTACGATGGGTAGATGCTGTTGGATGTCTTGATGTCTAAGAGTGTTTTTTTGCCGTAGATGTTGCATACTCTGTCAATAGTGCCTGCAAAACCGAGGTTAGCGGATATGTAGTTACCCTCAATTATAATATGCTCTGGGTTATGCGTAACACTAAAGTCAACATACCTTTCAAACATAGACCATTCAAGCATCTTGTACTTAGGTCCGTCATTACCGATAAATGTCACCTCTTCACCTGCATCATAAATCTCAGTAAGGTGGTGAACTACTGATCCTCTACGACCTGCCTCGTCACGAATCGAGTCTGCATCTTGCCCAACATCTTTTAACCATTTGTAGTAACTGGCATCCTTTGGATATGCTTCCAGGATGGTAGTAACCGATGGGACATAGCCGCCATCACCGGTTAGATAGAAACGAGAATCTAAAAATTCAATTCTTCCTTTGTTGTTGTTGATAATAAAATTATTCATGCTTTTGATTTTTTGTGTTTGAAAATAACCACCCAATGTAGAAACATAGGTGGGGTCTACTCCATGTTAAACTAATTTTGGTTATTCATAGTCTGCTCGTATAACTTGTACTTTTTAGCAGCACTAACTATGGAATCAAGCATATCCATAAGGTCTTCATCCCTTAAAACTGCCATTCCTACAATTGTCATAATATCAAGTGCGCTACCTTCAATATGGACTTTTGTATCGTCCATGTCGTTAAACGTTTCGATGCAAAATGTTACATCCTTTTTACCTTTTTTTCTTTCTTTCATGTGTGTGTGTTTTGATGAGTTGGTGTGGGGGATTTGAACCCCCTTTCTCCCTAACGAGCCACCATTTTGCAACTTCTGGTAGTTGCCACCCACCTGCGAATCTTATAGGTATGATTACGTCAAACAAAACGCTGCGAACACCTAAACTTAGAAACGCTATATCTAACCCAACCCAAGTGCGTGGGTACAAGGGATTACTTTGTTCGCAATCAACCCTAAAAAGGGGTCTCGTCATCCTCAAATGCTCCTGCATCTTGAGGTGCTTGAGAAACCACACCAATCTTAGGCAGAATATTTTTTGTCACGTACTCTTGGAGGAACTCAAGCCTATCACTATCATCCCATGACTCTTTACCTTTAATCTTAATCTTTTGAAGGTTTGGAAGGTCTCCAGGATTGTCCTTAGTCCAAAAGTGCTTCAATCCCTTACCATCTTGGTTGATGAAAAGTACGCTTGACTTCTTATCTCCTTCCTCGGTGTACTTAGGAACGATAGTCATTACCTTAGTTACATCGGCATTTGGTAGTGCCTTCAAGAATGATATGGCATAGCCACCGGAGAAGTTAAGGTCGAGGAGATAGTTCATCTGTCCGTCATTGAACGTCAAAGTCCAAAAGCGACCATACTCACTATCCTTAACCTTTACATCCATAAGCTTTGCGCTCAAAGAGTCGTAGAACTCCTCATGTACAAGCTTACCATTCTTGTTTACACGCTGAACGGATCTCTCCGTAGCATTTTGAAATTGCCTAACCAATTTACCCTTAGATACTTGCAGATAGATTGCACTAACCTGATTGTTGTTCAGTCCCATTGTTATTCGGTTTTAATAATTCTCTTCGTCAAATGTGTCAAAAGTTGCTACTTGTGGTGGTGTGTAAGGCATACCACGCTTGTAATTAACCAATACATCGTGCATCTTGAAGTAAGAATTCATATAGATGTTGCCATCCTTCTCTGCACGATAAATTAATTGTGAAGATACACCGGCAAGTTCGCCAAGCTTTTCTCTTGATAAGTTAAGGAGAACCCTTCTTTGCCTTAACTTGTCCTTAATGTAGATTTCCATAATTCATTTGTTTATGCAAATATATAACTACATAACAATACCATCCAAATTTATTTTATTAAAAATATAAAAAACCCCAATTGTAGAAACAATCGGGGTCAAACACCATCGCATGAAATACAGACTAAAAAGGCTTATACTTGGTCATGCCTAAAAACTTATAGGCTACCAATACTTGTTTTCGATTTCTCTCAGGTGATACATAACTAACGTGTACCCAGTCAGGGTTATAGTTGTCACCAAACTCCCAAATGAGTTGGTCGAAGTCCAAGTTGTCTTTGATGAAGTTAAATACATTTGAATTGCTTATTAAGCCACTACCATCCATGTCTATGTCAATTGCTTGACCAAGGCAATGTTGTGAATTTTTTGCCCCCTTTAAAGCCTTATTAAGCTTCTCACTACGATATCCGGATGATATGTATATTGGTGATTTAAAATGGTTTCTAATAGGCTCAAAAACGTTTTTAGCCAATACTTTCATGTTGTCTAAATGCTCCGGCAAAGGTTGGTTACTAATCTTTAGCCTCTTTGCGGAGTCAGACCGGATCAGTTCGGCAAGAGTGAGATGTGTTGATATTTTCATTTTAATTTAAATAAAAGTAAGAAAAAAGCTATTGATGACCCTAATGTCCAAAGAAACATTTTCTTCCAAGATTTATTATCCTTATTCCTCTCCTTCTCTAACACCAATTCATTACGCAAAAGGCCAGTCATTGAAGAGTCTACAACCACCGCCTTAATCGTATCCCTAATGGTTCGGTTCTTGGTTATGGTGTGAAATTTTGTTTCCCAAAGGAAGGTAGTATCATTGATATTTAAAGTGTCTATGTAAACCTCTACTAAGGTATCTATAATCTCTAAGGTATCCGTGATATAAAAGAAAGAGGTATCGCATTTGCAATACCCCCTCTTTATAACCGTATCCTTAACGATATCAAACTTAGTTGGGTCTTTGAGTACTTTCTTGACCGGATTGCAAGACCCAAACAATAAAACCAAAAGGATAAGTCCTATAAAAGCAAAAAGCAGTTCATTCTCTTCGGATAACTTAAAGTTCTTCATCTTGCTCAAGGTTTATGATGAAGTCAACTCCGGTTACCCATCCTTCCAGGAAGAAGTAATCTTCAAGACCATTAGGATTAACAACCTCGATAGGCTTGTAGCTGAACTCTTTGTCAAGAAGGGATTTGAGTTTTGAGTTAGTCTGCTTTGCAGCATCCTTGGTGTAGCTATAATCACCTTTGTCGTTGAGGATCAGATTCCCTTTGTCATCAACACTTGCACCATCAAGGCGAATCTCTTCACGCTCTTCACTATACTTCTCGTAAAATACTTTTAGCTTCTCGTTGATTTTGAGTAGCTTCTTCTGACCTTTTGTAGTTAGGTCTCCAATGTTGTTCCCGATGTGATTAATCACATCAATGAGTTCTCTGTAAGTCTTCATGTTATTTATGTTTACGCAAATATAAACATTTTATCGAAACTCTGCGGCAATCATACCAAATATCGGATCGGCAGCACCATCACCACCACTACCCATAAGTGCTATAAATACATCAGCCTTCGCCCCTGCAACCAAGTCAATCCATGCAGTCTCAAGGAATTGGTTAGTGTTATTGACGGCAAGTTGAACCGATGTAGTGCCAATGGCAGACCAAAGGTTGGCGTTCTGCGTATAGGTAGTATTGTACCTCAATATGATAGCAGAACCACTCGCTCCTGCCGTTCCAAGTTTGTTGATAAGCAATCTCACTTGAGTGAAGTTGCTCAACTCAGCAGCGTTTATAAAGGCAGTAGAACCATCGAAGAACGATATTGCACTTGGCATATTAGTCCATGTATCTGGAAGGGCAGAGTTGAAGTCTATCCTATAAAGTTTAGTTCCATTAGTTGGTACTGGTACTGTGATAATACTTCCCGTTGAAGTGAATGCAAGATACCCTGCTGCCGTTCCCGTAAAGGATGTAGAAGTCAAGTAGTCATTCCACTTAAACTGACCCGTTGTAAGCAACTCTACCGCTTTCCATGAGCCTTGGAATATCTCAAGAGGAACGGTGTCAGGAGTGCGTATAACGGAGGCATAAGGTGTAGCACCAAATGTAGCTCCCGTGCTTCCCTCGCTACCAATAAAAAAGTTACCACCAGTATTCACAAATTGGAAGAAAGTGGCATTAGTTCCAACGGCAGAAGTGATTTTGGCTATACCAAAGTTAGATGATACATCGAGTGCTTGCGAAGGACTTGCTACGCCAATGCCAAGCCTCTTATTTACCGAGTCATAATAAAACCCACTCGCACCCATGGTTACATCACCGCTTGTAGCTATTCTTGCCCTCTCTGCTCCATTAACATAAAAAGCCATTGGTACACCACCACTATAAAATAGTGCAGTCGTATCTGCTGCGCCACCTATTATACCACCTGCATCTCCAAATGCCGCTATGGTGTTTACTTTGGTAGTATTAGAAACATAAAAAGCACCTCCATCACCTGACCGTACTCTTATTATACCACCAGTTGCTTTGTATGCATCAATTAATACAGTTGGAGAGGCATCCCCAATGCCAATATTTGTCCCATTATCTAAAATCTGACTATTGCCTAATACACTACCGCCAGTTGTCCACTTAGTTACATAGTTAGTAGTTCCAGTACCACTTATGCCACCACCTGCAATTGTCTCCCATGTTGGAGCAGTACCATTTATTTGAGATAAGTATTTCCTTGTACCCGTGGAGTTTGCAAAAAGTTGAGCAGGAGTTCCGCCCGTGTCAGCATAGATTATACTCCCTTCCAAGGTCATTGGATTGGTCATATAGTTAGCAGTCCAAAACTCGTACGCAGTATTTAAAGCGTTCCTACGAAGTATCTGACCTGCCGTACCCGTAATAGCAGTAACCGCACTTGTGCCATTACCTACGAGTACACCAGTTAGGGTCGATGCTCCAGTACCACCACGACCCACCGCTAACTGACCAGTCCATCCAAGGTTTATACTTACTGGCTGAAGTAATGAACTCGCAGGTGTTCCACCAAGAGTCATTTGCACATTCGTATCATTAGCGAAAGTCAATTCTGATCCTGCTATATCACCACCTTGCAACGTCCTAAATTCGTATGCAGTATTCAAGGTGTTTCTTCTCAAGAATTGTCCTGCCGTTCCTGCCACCGCAGTCATATTAGCAGCAGCATTGCCTATAACTACGCCCGTTAGTGTAGCAGCACCAGTACCTCCACGACCTACGGCAAGTTGACCAGTCCAACCCATTGTGAGTGATGTCGCACGAAGAACTGCCGTAGAAGGAGTGCCTCCTAATGTTATCTGGACGTTAGTGTCATTTGTGCTTGTAAGCGCAGCACCTGGCACATCTGCATTGGTAAATGATGCCCAAGAAAGTGATGTTGTTGCAGTACCATTACCGATTGATGTGAGGAATTGCTTTGTTGTTGTAATATTACTTGGCAACCTCGTAGGGACACCACCACTTTGATATATCATATCAAAATTTAGGGTCATTGGATTTGTCAAGAAAGATGCAGTATAAAACTCATAAGCAGTTCCTGCACTATTCCTACGAAGTATCTGATTCGGTCCACCAACAACCGCAGTCATTGCGCTTGTGCCATTCCCTATCACAACACCAGTAAGCGTTGCAGCACCAGTACCACCACGAGATACCGCAAGTTGCCCTGCCCATCCAAGTGTCATGCTTACGGATCGTAGCAACGCAGTTGAAGGAGTACCACCAAGAGTCATCGTTACGTTAGTATCATCAACCTCAGTTAACGCAGCACCAGTTATACTGCTACCTGCTATTGCAGACCAAGACAATGCTGATCCATCTGTCGTTAAGTACCTACCATTGTTGCCCGTTTGAGATGGGAAGTTCACAACAAACGTATAAGCATCATCCCAATTGGATTGCTTTATAGTTGTAGGTATAGCATACCCTGCCGCAAAACTCAACGACAATGCTATCGTTCCTGCGCTCGTAATAGGTGAGCCACTTACGGATTGAGCAAGACCAGTAGGTACAGTTGCGCTGAAACCTACCGATGTTACCGAACCACTACCCGAACCAGTTGTAGGGGTGTATGCAATAAGTGACTTATTTATTCTCATGCGGGGATAAGAGTAAGTTGTAATTGTTGTGCTGCCCAATCAATAATCCAAGCATTAGCATCTGGGGAAGAAGACCATGATGTGTAGTCTGCACCTGAGCAAGTAAGTCTTCCCGTTTGGATGTACCCACCTGCTTGGTTGTTACCATCTGCATCGACATAGTTCTCACGAATGCCCCAATCGAGATCCGCTTTCCTACTCAAGTCATCATAGCCTGAGTTAATCTCAAACCATTGTGCGGTCTTCTGCTGCCCTGCTACCCAATCAATTGTGATGGGTTGAATTTCATTTATCATGTTATTTGTTTTATACTGAAGTTATCGTCTCCCATGTTGTTGTATAAACACATAGCTTATTTAAAGTCGTATCAAAAACCACCAACCCTGCGGCAGGTGTAGCTATTGCATTCTTTTGTGTTGTTGTCATCCTTGGAGGAAGGAATCCTTGATTTGTTGAGTCAATAGCAAATATTGAAGATGGGTAAAGGTCTGTTATCCCAGTTGACTTCGATAGAATCCAACCTTGGTTACCTCCGTTTGCACCTCTTATATTTGTATTTGTTGAATATAAGTGGAATCTATTAGCAATAATGCTATTATTATACCCTTGTATAAATGTAACACCATTACTAACTGCACCAAGGGTCATATTTGATAGTATCTGAAAGCCACTTGTCTGATTGGTCGATTCAAAAATAGTGTTAGTGCTATTCGCCAATATCCTAAATCTGCGTAATCCGCTTGATATCATTTCAAGGGCAACCGTTGTGCTTCCAGATGCGTTTAGTGTAAGCGGAGTTGAAGATGTTGTTGATACTATACTGCTTCCATTTACACCAGTTATGTTAGTGTCACTATTAAAATTAAATGTACCAGAAGAGTTCTCAAAGAATGTGTTTGATGAGTTTCTATATATACTTAACCTATTTGCGCCTATTGAACTTGTGTAAAACCCTAAGTTGAACGTATATACTCCATCATAAAAGGTAGCTAACCCATTACCACTTGCAAATGTTGTTGCAACTTGTAGTTTAGCACTACCATTCGTTCTTGTACCAACAAGCAAGTTCCCACCAAGCCACGTTGATGTGGTTGTGGCATTACCTATCCATGTCCTATTGCTCTCTATACCACTCTCTCCAAGGCATCCATAGCCTATGAAGATGTTATTCGCACCAACGCTATTGCTCAAGCTACCCACACTATCGTATGCCGCCCAATGACCAATAGCTACGTTATTATATCCGTTTGAGTTTCCAAACAATGCGGCAGTACCTACGGCTACGTTATTGTCTCCACTACTATTACCAACAAGTGCTTGAACACCGATAGCCATGTTATTGCTACCATTCAAGTTGTAGTACATCGCAGCATAACCCAAGGCTACGTTACCTGCTCCAGTCGTGTTGCTCAATAACGCACTACCACCAACCCTCAAGTTACTCGCCACATTCCCTGCACCAACACCTATGTTAATCCCATTGACAAGGATATCACTTGTGAACTTCGCTGATCCGCTTACTTGAAGTTTGTTGATTGTGTCATCTGCAAAGCTTCCAAGTAACAAATTACCACTATTTGTGAGACCCATTATCTGAGTCAATGAAATAGCCGTGTTGGCAGCACCAACACCTGCGCTTCGCCAAGCAAAGCCACCAGTTGGCATATCCATTACAGATACCCAATCACCATTCTTCCTTCTTATCTGACCAGATGTGTCAAGGTAGTAATTGCTGCCAACCGCACCATAGCTACCTGGACTTGTCTTAGAGACACTACAAAAATTACCTACAACTAAACTATACCCACCAACCTCTAATGAATTTGTTGCATTAGCACCACTAAATGGCGAAACACCAATACCTAAATCACCAGTTGAATCACTAATTAAATTGCTATCTCCTAACGCAGAAGAACTGGTAAATTTAGGTATGTAGTTTATTGTCCCACTACCACTTAAACCAGATGTAATCGTCCATGAACGATTGGATGAGATGTCAAATGTGACTCCGTTTATCGTTAATGTCGTAGCTGCGTTTGCAGGGGTATAACCAAGCACAGTACCAATGCTTTTCTTCTCCCAAAGAGATGTTGTCGTATTGAAGAAGATACCATCGTTATTGGAAGGATTCCTTACCGCAAAATCATGTATCTCATCAGCCTCGTAGCCATTAGCAATCCTAACCTCTATCTCACCTTGCGTTGGATGGCTTCGATTGACAACACCAATGTAGACAAGGTGAGCAGGAGCGTATTGCTTAGTAGTTGTATATCCACCTGCAATCGTACTACTCAAATATAATTGCGAACCATTGGCTATCGCTTGTGTATCTAAATCTCCTATCTTACCTGCTAAAATTATGTATCCAGACTTATTGTCCGTGATATCTTCCAACACCAACCCGAAAGTCTGCGCACTCGTAGCATCACTCGTAGCAATAGCCTTCGCTACGCTTGGAAGATTGCCATGAGAACCATTGATGTAAACCACAGTCCCTTTGGCTAATGTAGCACCCGTCACATTATACACCTTCGTTCTCAACCTCTCAGCATCCAATCCACTACTCCCACCATCATAAGCAACCTTGATGAACGTAGAGTTCACCGATGTCTTAATGTATGTGCTATTGTCCTCAAATGTGGATCTGATGAACGAATTCCCTACTGGATATGTGACTTTAATGTAACTCATTACGCAAACACATTAACGAACCCTTTCATCTCTGTAAACGTTCCCTCTGGCTTAACCACGCTTAACTCATAAGTGAAGTCACCTGCGGTGTAGCCAGTAGTTGTTGCAGGAGCAAGAGTAACGGTTCTTTTGAAGTTGTCAAGACCTTGAACGAATGTAGCATCGTTCCATGTGAATTGAGTAACACCACTCGCATTCTTCGCAACCAAGGTGAACACCCACGCACTCACATCTTTAGTCGTAGAGTAGCAACTATCGGTGTAGAACTCAAGTTCCCACACCCATGTGTTTCCTTTCTTTATCGGTTTTAAATTATGTTCCGGTATCATTCTCTATCTGCTTTATCCTTTAATTCAAGTTTGATGTCTTGTAACGCATCAAATATCTTTGTCAACTTCTCACCAATCTCATCCTCTTTCTTCTCAAGGGTGCGGACACGAAGGTCAAGTTCACGCAACTTAATCTTCATGTCCGTAAACATCTTAGACAATGCCCCTATGAACACGATGGACTGAATCACTATTGTTACTAAGATACCCTGATCCATTTCTAATTACTTTTGTTCTTTAGCATCTGATGCGAAAAGTCCCACAAGGAACATACCAATACCTGCAAGTATCATCTTCCAATCACCTGCCTCTGCACCTTCCCAAATCACCGGAAGACCTGCAACTGCACCAAACAAACTTGTCTTAACATTGTCAACTAATTGTTTCATATACTTTGTTTTAAATAGCTATATATGCAGCAACAACGCTCACTCCATTCAAACTCGCACCAAGATTTATAACCGGACCGGCACTAACAACATAATTGTAGTACCACCTACCATTATACCCAACGGCAACCAACTTATGAGAACCGGTGTTGCGCCCAGGTATTGTACCACCACTAACCGTATATGTATCAACAATAGTCAACTCAGTTATCGCACCATTACCTTGTAAAGTGAATGAGTACGCAGCGTTTTGACTAACCGTTGATGTCAATGATAACTCTTGGAATATACATCCAAATTTATATAATTTGTAGTTATTCTGAGCATCAATAAAGTCTATGTAAGCAACAAAACTATCCGTTGTACCAATCGTAACCGCATCACCACCCTCAATAAAAGAATCGAAAAAAGTGATAGGCAACATATTGTCTTCTACCATTTTTACAAGACCATCACCCGTAACCGTGAACGTTGTCTTGTTCTTCATATAAGAACGAAACGCAACAGACGAACTTGTCTTTGGAGCAAGTTCAAAAAAGTCTCTTGATATACTCAATGAAACATTCTTCGCACAAGCAAATGGATATACGTTACCACTCGCATTTGTTGCGGCTATAACTAAACCTTCTGCTTTTACAACGTCTGCCATTATTCGTATAAATATTTATCCCTATATGGGTCGTAGTTAATTGCGTTTGGTATTGAATACGAACTTATCTGAAAACTACCTCCCGTGTGTTGTAAAGATACGATAGAACTTGAATAAGTTATTTGAAAATAATCATTAGGATTTATCGTAATACTTCCGGCAGGAGACAAGTTCATTGACAATGGGAATGGGTTAGCATTCACACTTAAATTCTGTGTCCTTATTATCGTACCATTTTGATACAAATTAAACGTAACAGTTATTGGAAATGAAGTAGTCGATATTATGCTACCTGCAAGTGAAACAACTAATGGAGTAGTTATAGCTACCGGACCCTTATAATAAATTGTATCATTACCATTGCTAACAAAGTCTGGGTTAGTTGTCGTATTAAAAGGAACGGTTGTCCTACCAGTATAAGTACCACTCCTAACACCAATGTTTAATGAACGTGTAATTGCTGCTGAACCATCTCTCGCATTATCCCACATCTCTTCCAATGTCAATGTCATTGTTGCAGCAGCGTAATCAATCTCTCTTATGTTAGATACATAATAAACCTTATTAGGGTCGTCATTAGTGAACACAAAAGTATTCATAAATGATACCGACCTTGGCGTACCACCATCATCCCATTTAACCCCATACAAGCTTACATCTATCTTATTCCTATCGTATCTATTATGCGACCATCTTGATATGGCATTTTGCTTTCTAAAGCTATGCTTCTCTGTTGAGTATCTAAATCTAAACCAATTGTCATCTGCAATAGTAATATCGTCAGTCTCAAACAAAGCACCTTTATTGCTTGGTGATGCAGTAGAATCAAAAACTATCGTGTCGCTAAAATCAAACCTAAGATCCGATGTCTTCTCAAAAATAGATTGAACCCCACTAATTTGAACCTCAGTTGTATCGAACTGGTTAGCTACTTCTACTTTTAAGTTCTTAAAATACCTTTCTTGATTTACCTCACTACCATAATTAGAGTAAAGAAGATATAAAGTTAAATTTCCAGTATCTGGGAATGGTAAAGATTCTACTTCTAAAGTATGCCATTCTGTTGGAAGTATTTTTTGCGGACTATTAAACTCTACATTTACGTTATCTGATAGGTTTCCGGTAGTAGTCCATTTTCCTTCTTCATTTAGATAATATGTGTTAGATGTAGCTGATAATTTTAATACAAGTGTAGGTACATTTGTTTTTAAAACTGAAGGCAATAATTGAAATTCATATAAATATTTAGTGTCTACCGAAACCTTAATTCTTTGACCAAATGTAACTTGTATTTCGTTTGATTTTATCATATATGCCACTACTGGAGCAACTGGATATGGTAAAACTATATAGTTATCTCTTAATGGTGATGTATTGCTTAAAAACGTTTCTCTCCTATAAAAATTTATTGTGTATGGTGTATTTGTAATGTAACTTGTAACTGCCGTAAAGCTATCAATAGAATAATCTTTAAAAGTAGGATATACGCTTGTTAAAGAACCCCTTGAGAAAGAAGAGTTTTTGAAAACCTCTTCGTAGTTGCTATAATTAAATTGAATTGTATTGCTCTTAACCTGCCTTTTTATGAACCTCAACATCTCCGGAGAGATTGGCTTCAATGTTTGATTAACACCTATCTGAACATCATACCTCCTACTAAGATTTGTAATCGTAGCACCATTAACGCTAACGCCCCTTAAATTGGTTGTAGTTGGCGTATAAAGTTCTTCCAACCTCAACATCACCAAACCATTATAGTACTGAAATATCGTCTGATTGAAAGCCTTATTTATATTCTCAATAGTCTTGTAGCAATCATTAAATAAAGTTGGAGTCTCTTCAAAAGTCCTGCTATCTATTTTTGTTTGTACCAAGCACGTTTGTGGCAATGTCGTTGACATTGAATCATGGTACAAATTATTTATAATCGTATAAACTGTTAAGTCAAATGGCATATCCTGCAATGCAAACGCCAAATATTGGAAAGGCGTGTACATACCATCAATAGCTGATCCATTATTAGATAACTTTATACTCTTTAGCATTCCAAAACCATCCGTAGCACTAATTTTTAATATATGGCTACCATCAAACCAAACCTCCTCAAACTCAGTTTGCAATACATATCCCTTCCAAAAAGGAGTAGACATATCTATAAAAAAGAATCTAACCTCTATATCAGTATCCGCATTAGCCAAGAACCCATCCGAACTAATAGTTGACAAACTTGCAATAATCTCTATATCGGCTTTCAATGCTCTTATAGGCTTAAAAACATCTTCTTCACCATTATACTCGCTTATCACAAAAGGCTTTGATGTGCCAACTAAGTTTACAATAGGCTCTATAACACTATGCCCTTCCACAAAGAAAGATACCCTGCATTGGTCTCCTTGGTGAGTATAAAACTCAAGTCTATATTTTTCTGCTTTAGCCAACTCTACTTATTGTTGAATTTGTTCTATTCATTGCACCCACCAAATCATTCCCCCTCAATACCATATTAACCTGACCCGACATACTAACTCCTTGATTACCCCTTATCCTACCAAAATTAGCTTGTCCTCCTTTCTTATCACCAGTTGGAAATAAATCTATCCAATCAGTTACTGCGTCATAGCTACCCAATGTTTCAGTACTTATACCCTTCAAACCTGCGCCAAGTGCCTGACCTGAACCTGGTGCTAATAAATTTGCTATACCTTGGATTAAAGCCTTAGATATCAAAGCAGCTATAATCCTTTTTATTTCGTTAACCGCTGCATCGGCAAAATCCTTCCAATTAACCTTTCCTTCTTCAAGGAAATCTCCAAATGTCTTCTCTAAAAGACCTTGTACCCCACTTAAAGCAGATGTTATTTTATTTTTAAAATCTTCTGCTTTTTTTGTTTGGTCTTCAAGATATTTATTAGCTTCTTCTAATAACTTAAAGTCAAAATTGGTGTCAATCTCTAAAGTGACTTTTGCCTTTAACTTACTTAACTCATTATTTATTATTTCCGATATCTGAGAATCAAATAGAGTTCCTGTTTTTAGAAATTCTAAAGATAAAATTTCAAGTAGATTTTTCTTAAATTCTTCTAAAGAAGGGAACTTACCATCAAATTCTCTAAATGATTCAAGAACACGGTCTGGTAAATCTTTAGCTAAATCTTTTATTTTATTAAACTCAAAATTATCAAATAAAGATTCTAATGTATCATCAAGTCTTGCCCCAGTAATTTGGTTAGCAGCAGATTTATAAGAAGCACCCCAATCTGATATAAGTTGCTTAGAGTCTTTTAGCGTTTTTTGATATTCTGCTTCTTTTACAATTAAGTCTTGTAATTTAAAACCATAAATTTCAATTGCTTGAGAAATATTTTTAAGAGGAGTTTTCCCTATCTGAAAAGATTTAAACAAATCTTCATTAATACCATAAACATTTAATGAATCCTCGCTCAAATTCTTGAGTGCTTCTGACCTTTCTTTCTCTGTCTTGTTTACATCAAGAACAATATCTGCATATTTCTTTAACCTATCTATCGACTTATCAAGCGAGTTATAATCTGTAAGTTCTTTATAATCTGGACTTAGTTTTAAATCAAACTTAAAGTCAATTTTATTTTTTTTACCCCCTTCAAGTTGTTTCTTCTGCTCTTCCCTTAACTTTCTTAAATTTTCTCTAAGAGTTTCTAATGCACTACTTGTTTTTGATGTTTGATTTACAAGAGGTTCAAATGATTTATACCATTCTTCTTGAACGCCATTAATTTGAAATACTTCTTTTCTTGCTTTTTCAACCTTATCTCCATATATTCCTAAAAGAACAACCGCATCGTCTTGTATTTGTATTTCCTCAAGAGTTAATCCTTCACCTTTTTTACTCTTTTCATTAATCTTTGCTATCTTGGTTCTTAAATCTAATTCCTCTTGGTTTGCTTTTTTAAGCTTACCATTTGCTATTAGCCTTTTACCCTCTAAATCATCAAGAACTTTAGATATAGCTTTTTGCCTTGTCTGAACTCTTATCAGGTTTATTACTGCTTGTGCGTTTTCGCCAATAAGTTGTATGCTTGTAGCAGTTGATAGATTCTGCTCATCAATACCTGCAACAATATCCGGATTAATTTCTTTTAATGCCCTATAAGCAGCTAATCTCTCAACTTGTGTTGCAGTCTCGTCTTGAAAGTTTTTAACAAGTATTTGTATCTGTGCTATATTGCCACCAATACCTTTATTTTGACTATCTAATTCCTTGTTGAAAGCAACTTGAGCTTGTACGGCAGTTCCGTTAGCACCTATTAAAACATTTACCGCATTCGTTAAAGAACCATATTCTTTTATTGCGTATGTTACAACGGCAGTAACAGCACTAAACGCCAAAAATACACCTGCCGGACCTACTAACACTTTACCAAGTTCCTTCAAAGCACCTCCACTACCTTTACTCTCTGTCTTCAACTCACTAAATGTTTGAAGTACGGCAGGTAAGTTGTTTTGAATCGCAATGAATCCAAATGGTAAGTCCTGAGCCACCAAAGAGAGGCTTGTGATGGCTTGTCTTGCCTTGGCTGATGATTGAGTCAACTTACCACTTGGGTCGATAGAAAGGTTCTTAAACCTCTCTATACGACCTTCTAATACTTTAATCTCATCATTAGTCCTCGCAATCTCTCTTTCATCAAGAAGGTCTATATTTTTTGCTGATGCCCTTAAATCGTTAAGCTGCTTCTCTAACCCTGCTATTGAGTTTTCTAATACCGGAGATATCGGCTTTACATCTATATCAATACCACGACCTTGTAGTTCCTTTAATCTATCTTTAAGCGTGGTAATTATGCGATTATACTGCTCAATAGCACCAGTATCAAAAGGACTTTGAATATCTCTCCTTTGAGTTAGTTCTGCTATCGTTTTTTTAATATCCGCAATAGAACCATTAGGAGGAGGCTCAATATCTATCTTAACACCAATGCCTTTAAGACGTTTTATCTCGTCTGTATATTCTTTTATCTGCTTATTAGCAGCCTCAAAATTAGCAATATCAAACTTTGGTAAATTGTCTCTTGATGCTTCTAAATCTTTAATCTTTGACTTTAGATCCGCAATAGAACCCTCAACTAAAGATGCATCAACCTCTAACTTTAGCTTTTTGCCCTTAGTTGTAAAAGCATCATTGAACTCCTTTTGGAGTTCTTTTAATCTTGAAGAAGCCCTTTCAACCTCAGCTAAAAAGGCTGAGGCATCTCCGGTAATTGGTATATTTAAAGAAGCATTAGCCATTTTCTCTTAGCCGTTTAAAGATTTCCCTATACTCCTCTTCGGTGTTTACTTCCTTCTCCTCATCTCCAGGTAACGACCAAAACTCCTCCGGTGTCTTTGGAGCGGTCTTCGGATCTCCCATCAACCTAATCAAAGTGAACATAAGCATTCTATTCTGCTTATACTCATCTACTTTTTTAGCCTCGTGACCCTTAATCATCAATGAAAAGTTACGAGGACTCATATCGTAGAAATCCCTTGGGAGGAGAGACATTTCACCAAAGGCTAATGCCTCAATATCCTCCCAAGTTAAATCTTTTTTTTTGGCTCTTCATCGGAGGTCTTATTAGTTTTGTCCTTAATGAACTCACTATCAGACCATACTTTTATAACCTCTTTTACCTCTTCTATAAAGTTTTCATTCGTGAGATTCATCTCAACAAAATCAACAATATTCTCAAAGGTAAGCTTTGGCTTTTCCATCTTAACTAAGCACCAATTATAATAACCACTATATATCAAATGGGAAACGCCAATCTCATTTATCCCGTTATTATCAAATGATATCCCATCAACGAACTTGTCGCTAATGTGGCGAAAACTTGCCATTCCGAATTTCAATGAAATCTCTTCCCCGTTGATGTTTATAGTAGTGTAATTCATAATTATGCAGTTATGTCAAGAACTCCGGTTGATTGTACAGTTCCGCTAAAGTTAATAAACTCGCCAGAAGCTTGGTTCATAGTAAGTGAAGTCACATACCCACTAAACTCATGGTGATAGAAGAGACCGGCAGAAGAACCAGTTTGAACCGGACTTGAAAGTTTTACACGGATCAATGTCTTATTAACTGATGCGGTTAATAAATCCTTATAGGATATTTGAGATGCAGTTGGTGCAGTCTCGCATATTGCATCAAAGTTTAAAGCCATTGAAGGCTCACCTACTGCGCTCAATACGCCACAATTGGTTTGCTCACTTGTTACATCGTTTGTAGTGTCTACTGATGAATTTCTAAGACAAACAAGTGATTTAAATGTAGTACCTAAATTTGTTACATCTATGTCAACCTGTTGGTTAGTACCTAATATCTGTGCCATGTTATTTTATTTTTGCTTAACAATATTTCGTAAAGTTATGATTTTTCTTGCAACAAAATTTTGACCAGATTGCAATGGCAAATATCTTGATGCCGTTCTCTCTAAAACATAAATCTCAAAGTTTGCATCACCTATATCGTTCATAGGCATTGATGGTATCAATAAGTTTAAAATTTGATTAGCAATATCATCAACTTGACTATTATCGTTTCTCATGTATTGCTCAACAAATATGTCTATGTCAACTTCTACCTCACTAATAAATTTGCTATTATTTATTTGTACCTGACTCTCAGTTATCGAACTAAGGATAACATACTGTTCTCCTGGAGTCTCAAATGGCTCATCACCATACACCTCAACACTCCTTCCACTTAATGTCAAGAAGCCATCAAGCTTCGCCAAATAAGCACTTCTTATAGCATTACTCGTATCAAGCATTTCTTATAATATTTTGTATTTTTTCCATAAGCCTTGGCAACTCTGCCTCGTATGATGGGTACAAGTATTTGTTCACTTTAATCCTTCCAGGTATTGGAGTTATAAATTGAGCAGCTATCTCTCTCCACTCCTCCGGTATTGATGGTAAATACGCTTTTGCCGAAGGTCCAGTACCAAACTCATAATAAGCAGCATATTTATTCCCAACCTTAATCCTATACTTCAATTTAGAAGTCCTCGTTAAAGTAATAGTTGATCCGATGTCATCACCTTTAAAATCCGTTACTCCTTTAGACTTAGCATCATTAACAACGTTCTCAAAAGACTGACCCATAGCCAAATCAATTTCACTAAGCAAATTATTAGCACTTGCTTTGAAGTCTCTTATGAATGCGCTGAAATTGACCTTTTTAGCCATTATATGACCACTTTTCTATGTTGGTGATAGTTGAGTCCATTCCAATCTGGATAACTCAATAGTAAGCCTTGTTTAGCGTCTCCAAGCATCTTTTTACCACGATTCTCATAAGACCATGTTACCAAAGTCTCAATATCCGTTACCAAATCCTCCGGCACTTGCCCATAACCACATTCGTACTCAATGTCGTAAATACCTTGGCTATACAAAATAACCTTACCACCAATAACCTCATACTCTACGTTCTTCGTCAAAGTAGTATAGTCATTGATGCCATTCTTTATCTTCACAACCGGAGTACAATCAAATGAAGTAAATGGCAAATCCACAACCCACATATTCCTATTGCCACTCAACTCAAACAACACCTTATAGGTTTGGTTAGTTAGTGCAACACTTGTTAATCTCTCTATGTGCTTTCGTGCAGATGTGATTAAATCTCCTATAAGACCATTATCGTTGTCATCACGAACACGCATCCAATTCTTTATATCGGTCAAAGATATAGGCTCAATCATTGAGTCACTTATCTTCTCTATGTTGTAGTATTGAATCATAATCTTCCGTTATATTGGTGTACTTTTTCTTCGAACCAACTATTGAACTCATTAAGTTTTTTTCTTGGGTCATGCTCCCTGCTTCTCGCTTTTGCTTTCTTGGATGCGACATGATAAGCCTTTTCTTCATCCAACTTTGTAATGGCTTCAACCCATTCTTTAACATCATTCCTATTTTTTACATAGATACCTGCCTTACCACAATTCTCCTTCAATCCCTCTGCCTCCGATGATATAACCGGAATGCCACTACACATAGCCTCTGTCGCAGTTCTTCCCCAACTCTCATAATGCGATGGCATAAGCAAAACCCTCGTCTTCTTATACACATCTCTTATCTCGACCGTGTTGCTTATGTAAGTGAGGTTGTGCAATTCTTGCACTATCTGCGGATCATATGAGCCAATAACGCCCAAGAATTGCTTATGTGGCATTGCCCTTGCAATATCTATAAACACTTTAGCACCCTTATTTTCGTTTACGTTGATTAAAGTAATATAAGGGTTATCTATCGTATCCATATCAACATCGTAGTACCTATAATCTACCGGTGGCGTTAACACAAAATCCGGATGGTCATATTTTAAATAATCCTTCGCCCATTGAGAGTTGTAAATGATATGCTGCCTCTTTAACGCATTCTCTATCTCTGGGTAGTTATATGTATTGTGAATCAAATGGAATACTGGCTTCTTATACATCCCACCAAGATTTATACTCAAATGAGTAAAGTCAAGGTGAGTTATTACCGAATCACACCAATGAAATAAGTTTTGTATTATTTGTGGATCAGGAGGAAAGATATCTACCCCATCAAAAACATAAGTCTTTGTAATCTTATAATAATTCGCTTGATGTAATAATACTCTTACATCATGTCCTCTTGATTGTAAATCTTTAAGCAAATGGTGTAGCATCCACTCAGCACCGCAATTATGCTGCGGAGGATATAAGTGAATTGATGCAAGTATTTTCATATTTTAAAAGTTATGTCAGACTCTTCGATGTGTGTTTTATATTTCTTATATCTAAACTTCATATAATCATAGAATATGCCACTTAGATAATGCTTCTCAAATTTAATCTCTTTTACATTATACTTATCCAAATCTATGCTACCAACAATACGCTCATCGTATCCCTCGCAATCAACTTGAATATAATCTACGCTATCCCAACCATATTTATCCATAAGGTCGTCAAACGTAATAGACCTAACACGCAGCTTTGTTACGTGTATAGGACTTACATCTTTCATAAAAACATTTAATGGCTTTCCATCCTCTATCACACAAGAACAACCATCAATGTAGTCATCATAATAAGATAGATCCGCAGGATGGACATAAGCCATCTCTACACTCTCTCTCTTATTCGATATTGCAGTACACTCGTAATAAACCTCACCTTTTAAATCATTAGTGTTCGCAGTTAGCGACATAAAATGATAAGGAATAGGTTCTACGAATATTACTTTAATATCCTCAAGTACTCTTAGTCTGTTATAGATGTCGTCATGTTTGACACCATCCATAGCACCTATAATAACGAAGGTTTTATGTTGCATAAAGTTAGGGGAGGTGTTACCCTCCCCCTATTTGATTTAGATGTTGCCGTAGATAGCAGCAGTAGGCTGATATTGCAACAATGCAGTACGTGCTTCACACCTAAATGTTACGAGATTCTGTTGGAAATCTGTACCATTGTAAGGAGTTGAAGAAACGTTGATTCCGGATTGTTGTGCAATTGCATACTTAGACAAGTCGATGATATACATCTTACCGGCAGTTACCTGAGAGTGAGGAACAACTGGAACACCAGCAATCCTTACAATACCATTGTTGTCAATAGTGGTAGCACCTGGAAGAGAGTAATCAGTACCCTTAGTCTTCATCAAAGAAGCCCAACCTGCATGGGTAATCAAAGAGATACCGGCAGTCCAGTTCAAAGTCTGAAGTTGAGCAACGTAGTCGATGAACTTCTCTGCGGTGTTAGCACCAGAAGAAACACCGGCAGTAGCCGCAGAAGCAATAGCGTTGAGAATCTCAACGTTCTCTCTTTGTTGGAAGTCTTCAATAAGTGAATTCTGAAGATATGATTGCAAGAAGAAAAGGTCATCAAGCATCTGACGAGATACCTTAACCCATCCTGCAAGGTATTGCAAAGGATTGTTAATCATCTCGATGTCATAATCCAACTGAGCCTTATCAGTGGCCTCCAAGGTCTGACGACCAAACGAGCCTTCACCTGTGGGGGTCTTAGCACGTGGAAACGTTACTGATCCACCTTGCACCGGAACAACATTGATGAGAGAACGCAAGTGAGGATTCACAAACGACCTCATAAATGAGTTGTCAAGATAGCTGATGTAAGCAGTACCAGTAAGGTTGTTGGCAAGAGTCATCGTACCAACTGCTTTCAGGTCTATGCTATGGCTGAAATCTCTTCCACCCTGACGACCTGCTTCCTTAACAATCAACTCGTGATTCTGAGCAATAGCATCGGCAATACCAGACTTGATTTCGGTAATCATAGCACCATAAGTGCTTGTTACTTTCTCTTCGTTCTTAGAAGAAATCTTACCGAAAGCAGCCTTCATTTTACCGAACTCATCCATAGCCTCTCCAAGAGTTTTGTTACTCTTTTCCATAGACTCGTTGAGTTTAGAAACCTTATCTTCGAATTGCTTTGCAGCCTTTTCGTTTTCTGCTGCGAGTGCAGCTTTCTGCTCGTTCATTTTATGTTCCAGAGCAGATTGGAACTCTTTCAAATTTTCCATTTTGTTGATTTAAAAACTGTTGAGAATAGATATCAAACTTTTCTCAAGCATTTCGTCAACCTTTGGCTGCTCTGGCTCTTTAACAGATGCCTTTGTGCTACTTAGCTCCTCTACTGCTTGTGCTAATTGTCTAACCTTGATTAAACACAAATCGATAGTGTGGTCACTTGCATCGGTATTGCGTATAAACTTTTCAAATTTACGAATTTCTTCTTTCAATTCATCAATATCCTTTTCACCCTTGAACCCAAGGAAAGGTGTAACCTCATTTGCACCCCATGCAGTCAATGAAGACCCCTCAAACAACTTCACATCCTTAATCTCATTACCACCTTGACCCTTTTGCTCATTGAGGATATTAAAGCCAATAGAATGCTCACTAATGATTCCTGCCTCTGCTAACTTAATGAAGTCCATACCATAACTCGTCTCTACAAGCTTCGACTCATAGTACAAACCAAAGTCATCCTCTTTTAAAACTGTAATCCTTCCAAGTGGAAGATTAGGATTGTGATTCTGCAAATGCTTTATTCGCTCCTTACCATTCGGACCCCAATCTTGTATAGACCTCTTAAAGGCTCCAGGCATCATTATGTCTCCATCACTATCTAAGTTACCAAAGGATGAGAAGTAACCACTAACAACTAAACTCTTCCTATCTACATCCTTCATCTCTATTTTCGATGCTTTATATCTATATAACATTTTTATGATTTTATCTTTTTTGAATAATATTATTATTGTTGTCTCTCCTTGGTATAAACGCTACCGTGCATCTACAATTTATAGTAAACCCTATTGGCGTTTTAGGATCTCCTGGAATATCTGCAAGTATCATTCTACCAAACCTATCAATACTCGTAAAAGGCTCGTTCAATGGCTTCACCTGACCATCCATATTCCAATGGTCGAAGAAATCTTTTGGTACTCTCCTTGTCCTACTATCTCTTCTTGCTATCCACATCTTATCTACCTCAAAAGTATGCTTTGTTGATGCCAAATATAAACCATAATTACTTGCCCTCATTACTTCGGTCTTAGCAATATTAGCACCTCTTCTTTTTAATGACTCTAACTCTTTGTCTTTTAAAATTAGATCCGCTATCTCATACTTATCTTTACCATCCGTAATAAATGTAGTCACTAATAATGATAACCTCTTTTTAGTTGTATTCGTTATTAATGATGCAATCCAAAAGCCATAGTTTAAAAAGAAGTTCAATATCTCCTCTATGAAAGAACTATCCAACCCATACGGATCAGTTGATTTAGTTGCCATGCTCCTCGTTGCCCTATATGATGCATTACCAAATATTGCACCACACTCACGATATAAATCCTTCAATATAACCAATAACTCATCGTTCCATAAATACGTTGCTAACCGGTTGTTTGCACCATCAGCACCATAAATCAATACATCCTTAACAAACGCCCTCACCTCGCTATCTAAGGCATCGTAGATGAGCATCCCATACTTTTTATTCAATCCCCTCCTCAAACGCTCAACTCTGATCCAGTAGTCGCTGCGCTGACTCACGCTCATCTTCAAGTCTCTTTTTGTAAGACTGCCTTGCCTCATTCCTCATCATTTGTTCCGTTCGGCAAGTCCTCTCCGTCAGGATTTTCGGAAATCTCGTCATCACTATCTCCCATATCTCTTGGTCCGTTGTCGTTGCCGTTATCATTCGTTACGTTTAAATCCATTCCTGCAAACTCAATAGGTATCAATCCTTGATTCAAATAGCTTGTTGCCCACGGACCGCCCTTCTCATCATAGTTCATCGCAACACGCTTCTCATCCATTGTCAACCAGTTAGCATCACGAAGAGAACGAACCATCCTCTCCATGTCTTGCTGCATCTCCGGTAACGCAGTTATATCAAAATCAATAAACAAATCTTCACCATACCTTGGTAATAACCAATGATTCAACTCATCCCTCAAATTAGCACACATTGGAACAATAGTGTTAGTCACCAAGTCCCTCATCGCATTCTGATAATTATTGTAAGATGACGTATCCGTATCAAATATCACCGCAGGTAAACCAAACACCCTACACCATTGCTGCAAACTCACCTGCATAGCCTTCACTAACTCCATATCAACACTCGACAACCCGAAGTTCATATACTCCCAAGGCGTTTGCAACACCGCAACCCTACCCTTATTGTCAGTACCATTAATCCTTGAATTCACAGTACCCTGGATGTCATTGGCTTGAATCTCCGTTGGCTGCGTAAATATACCCCCTTGCAAAACCTTTGGTACAATAGCACCCTTTGCGCCTCCATTGGCAGCCATAGTGGCACTCGCATCATAAGCATTGTTACTCATGCGCAAAGTCTTATAAGCACTCATAACCGGACTAACGCCCCTCATGTGCGCCCTTGTAGTCTCGTTGAAGTCAGGATTCCATCCCTTCCACATCAAAACGTTATCCTTTGGCAAATCCTTACCCTTACTAATCTCTAACCTATAACCAAGCACACCATACAAATCGTTCGGATCAGCATAAATCTGCAAGAACTGCGTTGGCAACACATTCAACTCCATAAACTTGCCACCCATATTACCATCATTGCCATATATGCTACCCTCCCCGCTCAAGAATCTATAACCAAACAAGTTCTCCAAAAAAGCATCCTGCGCCTGATATTGGTTAGGTCTATCAAGTAACTTAGCAAGTGGCGTGTCCATAACTATATTCTCACGATAGGCATTCTTCCTTAACATCATTGCCTTATCGTAATTATTGATACCACCCCTTAAATTCGTTAGCTTCTTATATTCATACAATGACTTCTCCGCTCCCTCACCCTTCTCCAACCTATAAACATACCAAGGTATGCTACTCGCCTTCCTCGCAAGAAACTGGACAATCGCAAACACATCTGCATTCCCCAAATAACCATCCCTAACGTAGTCTATATCATTCTTAGATTGTAAAGTCGCACCATTAACCCTCCTTAACAAACTATCGGTATCTATATTAGGGTTTAAACCCTTCTTCCTATCTCCTAAGAAAAAATCAAATAATCCCATCTCTTTTAAATTGCTCCCCACGTTATCGTAGGAATGGTTAATTTACTAAACACCGCATACCTCATCGCATCACAAGCATGGTCATTGAACTTAGTAGGCTCGTCAAGCTTCATCCCATTCCTATCCGTCTTCCACCTATAAGACCTCAATTCCTTTAACAAATTTATCGAATCTTGATGAATAACTAATGGATTACCTTTTATTGTTCTAATCCCCTCAGTTACATCCTTATTAGCACCCTTAGCATTGAACCCCCTCCTCGTTAACTCTTGTATCGTCTTCGGTTCTGCGGCATCACAAAAGAACTCATCATTACCACCCAATCCCAAAGCAACCAACTTGTCAACCAAATCATTAGTAGTTAGCCTCGTCTCGTATAAAATCTCCTCAACATAAATCACCCCATCGTGAAACACCACCTTAACAACCGCACTTGGATTGTTAAAACCAAAATCCACCCCATACACAACCTCACCACCACTTGGCATCTCACTCGTAGTCCTATAATGGCTATAAATCAAATCTTGATTCAATCCCCTTTCCCCTAATCCATAAATCTGCCAGAAATTAGGATCAGCCTCCCTTAACCTCTCCAACTCACTAACCAACTCCTTGGGGAGGAAGGGATTGTCCCTAAACGTTGTAATAAAGAAATCTGCATCATCCCTTGGGATAACATGGTCATATATGTACGAACTTATATCCGAAGGATTATAATCTATCACAGTCTTACCCTCCGTCCTCATAATTAACTGCATCCACACTTCATACGACAACTCATTAGCCTCATTACAAAACAAATAATCCCTTCTCCTACCCCTTATCTTCTGAGGTTGGTCTGCACTAACAAACTCTATCACATTCCCATTCAACGAGTATATCTGATCCGTCTTATTATGGTTATCCTCACTATAAATGTTCATCTTAGTAAGAATATCTATAAAGTCCCTTAAAACCGTACCCTTAATGCTTGGAAGCGACTGCCTTACAATAGTCAAAGTCTTATCCTTCTCCTGCAATAACTTCACAATAAACCAAATAAGGATATTATACGTCTTACCGGATCTTGAACCGCCCTGCATCACAGTTATCCTCTTATCACTATCAGCCAGTATATCATAAACCTTATTGGTCTGTAAAGTCACTTCCATTTTATAGAAAAAATTAAATTTTAAACCAATATTAACAAAGCAAAAGTACACATAAAAAAGGGGGTCATCGTATACAACATTAATTCAACGACTTCTCTACCTCATCCTTATTCACCTTTATCACCTCCACATTAACCTGATTCAAATTACCCTCAATCTTATTCTCTATCTTCTGAGTAGGCAAACCAATGAAGTACTGCATAAACAACTGGATAGCCTTCATATCACCCTCCTTAATCTTCTGCTGCAACACATTGAACGCTATATCCTCCATTGGAGTCAACTTCTCTATAATCTCATACTCTTCCATCCTCCTCTTCCTACCTGCTCCTACCCTATATCCTCCCCTTTTACCTACTTCACTCTCTCTTTGTGGCTTATCATTACTATTCTGTTCCATATTATATTGTTTGCGTATAGTTAGTTTTAGGTGCTACCAAACTTGGGAAGATAACCGGCCGGATCGATTTTTCGATTCTTTAAAGTTCCCCCCTTTGTATTTTATACCTTATTTGTCCACCTATTTGTACAAATTTATGGCTTTTGCCTGATAACCACTATTATGTTAAATAGACAGTCTTATAGACAAACTTTATACTTATCCAGGTTTATATCACTTTTGTCTATATTTATATCGTTTATAGTTGTATCAATTTTGTTGATATCCTTTGTTTATTCAACGTGATTTGTCCGGTTTTTTAAACTACAGCTATACAGTATTACAATATCAACAAAATCTATAGCCTCCAGGTTTTTATCAATTTTTTTTATAATTATAATATTTCCGTAATATTTTTGTTTATATCAATTATAATACTTTACTTTGCTGTATTAATTAACCTTTTAACTATTTATTATGAAAGCTTTTATCTCATTACTTACTATTGTTTGTTTGTTTTTTGCTTGTATGCTTTGCGTATCTTATTTATTAATTAACCCCTTTACTGAGTTTTCTCATGCTATTGTTTGGCTTTTGTTTATTTTGTTTAGTGTTTTTTCCGTTTCTACTTTTGCTTTTTTAGAATTAATTTAATTTATTTATTTATTTATTCATTCATTCATTTTTTAATTTTATTTTATGTCTACAAATCATTTTGAAACAATTGTTACAATTTCTGAATTTAAGCCGGTTAAAAAATTATTGTCTGCCGGTGTAAGCAATGCCAAATTAAGGAAATCCGAAATTCGCTCTTTCATCCTTTACTTAGCACCTGCATCTTTATCCGGAAAAAACGTTTGCCCTTATGCATCCACCGAATGTATAAAATTATGTCTTAATACTGCCGGCATGGGCGTTTTTTCAAGCGTTCAACTTGCACGTATTAATAAGACTCTTTACATGATGAAAGACAGACAAGGTTTTTATGCTCAATTAGTAAAGGAAATTAGAAACGCCAATAAATTAGCCGCAAAGCAAGGTGAAAAGTTCGCAATCAGATTAAACGGAACGTCTGACCTTGACCATATCCAATTGATTAAGAATGTAACCGGTGTTGATGTCTTAACCGAATTTAAAAACATCATTTTTTATGATTATACCAAAGGGATAAACAGATTAAAAAAGTACTCAGGTACAAATTATGATTTGACTTTTAGCCGGTCTGAAACGAACGAAAATGATTGTATGGAAGCGTTAAAAATGGGCTTTAGGGTTGCTGTAGTTTTTAGCCATAAAAAACAATTACCTGATAATTTTTTAGGTCATAAAGTAATAAACGGGGATAATTCAGACTTCCGTCCGGCAGATGCAAAAAATGTGATAGTCGGCTTAACTGCAAAGGGCAAAGCAAAAAAAATCAAATCTGCTTTTGTCGTTTCTTAATCTTTCAAATCTGATTTTTTAACCGGCTTTTATAGCCGGTTTTTTTTTGCCCATATGTAAGCCGGTTAAGGTCAGTTAATGGACGTTTAAACGCTATAGGTCAGTTAATGGACGTTTAAACGCTATAGGTCAGTTAATGGACGTTTAAACGCTATAGGTCAGTTAATGGACGTTTAAACGCTATAGGTCAGTTAATGGACGTTTAAACGCTATAGGTCAGTTAATGGACGTTTAAACGCTATAGGTCAGTTAATGGACGTTTAAACGCTATAGGTCAGTTAATGGACGTTTAAACGCTATAGGTCAGTTAATGGACGTTTAAACGCTATAGGTCAGTTAATGGACGTTTAAACGC